GTTGCGCTTTCACGCCGTGCAACTCGCCGGTTTCGCCGCATCGGACGTCAGGGGCGCAGATGGAGCTGTCCGCAGCGGCAACAGGCGCTAGCGTTTATCGAACGAACCCGCGTATAGCGGGACACGCCACTTTGCATTTTGGGACAGGTACTTTGCACAGCCCCCCAGCGCAGACAATCAGCCGGACCCATGCGGGCCGGCATTTTCTGCGCGATTCGATTGTCAATCGACCACAGATCGAACCGTAGTCGAAAGGGCCACAACTTCACGGAGCCAATCGCGAGCGGCCACCGCGATCAGGGCTATTAGCCATACGTGAACAGACCTTCTCCGTCCGCCACCACCTCGTATCCCCATGTCAGGCTACCAGCCACCCAACCACGGATGCAGTAGCCGGCGTACCCAGGCGTCGATGGATCGGAGCATCGGGCGGGCCGAGTGTCCACATCGCCGACCACGTCACTGTACCGATAGAACTGCCCACCAGATTCCTCCACCGCTGTGGTCTGCCCGATGGCGTTCCATTCATACTCGACGAACCCAGTCCCATTGGCGTCATACTCCGAGGGCTCCTCCCAACCGGTATACGGGCGACGAACGTAGGTGAAAAATCGCACCATCAATCCAGTCGGTCCGGGATCGCCACCAAAGTCAGCTTTCGCCCGATCCTGGCCCGACTCCGCATTCGCCACAAACCCTATTCCAATCGTTCCGCTCCCCTCAAACCAGCAGTGCTCACCCGGGGCTTCCTCATGCGTCGCGGCATCGAATTCCGCCTCCGCCTCTGACGCCGCCGCTCCCCAAGTCGCCTCAGCCCCGTGCCCATCGCACGTCCATGCACTCGCATCTGGCCACGCAAATTCGACGGGCAACCAGTAGGGGAAGAGCCACCGTTTCATTTTTAAATACGCAAGCCGCGTGTCTTCGAGGAGATACCAGCCCCAATAGTCGCCCGGCGAGAAATCCCCATACAGACGGCGATCATCACCGCCGTCGCCGAGCAGTGTCGGAAGTTGCTCATGGGGTCGCCCGCACAGAGTCCAAACTCCGCCGGAGCGGTGGTAGACGTTCCAAGTGCCCCCCGACACACCTGGGTTCTCGACCCACCGTGCGTAATCCCCCTCCCTCACGTCCAATCCGCAGTCGTAGGTGGTGTCTGATGGATCGTAGAACCGAGCCGCCCGGATTCGTCGCCAGCCATCCTCGTGTCCCTTGATCTCGGCCTCGGTGTAGCAAAATCCCACAGATGCCTGCGGATTCGCATAGTCGATCTCATCGTAGGGCCTCACCCACCATCCTCCGTTCGCCAGGCGGCGGAGCGTATTGATCGAGAACCGGTCAGCGAGCGGTACGGACTCGCCATCCCATGCGGCGGTATCGACCAGCGCACAATGCGGCGATGCGGCGAGGAGGGGATGGGCGGACCATCCCTCGCACCTGATGGCGTACCGCTGATTCATCGCCGTGATGAACATATTCCACAGCGACAGGCTGGTCATGTGGGTTTCGCGCGTGATGGGATCGTTGAGGGTCATGTCATTCCACGGGGATGTTGACGCCGAAGGGCAGTTCCCACGCCCAATCCGCATTATTGATCATGATCGGCACCTGGCCCGCGGTCGTGCCCATGCCAATGGACTCACTGCCGGTTCCTCCCTGCTTGATCGCCAGACACAACCCCTCATTCGCCCCGATGAGGATATAGGGCAGGGGATCGCCCGCCCCGATCTGCACCTCGACAGGGCTGACCCAGAACGGCATGGTCAGGTCGAGCATGACATCCTGCGACCCTGGAGGAACGGTGGCATCCAGCAAGCTGGTGCGACGGGTACACCACATGGTATTCCCGCCCGTCCAGGTGGTTTTCGCGGTGGCCCAGAGGACGGCAGCGCCGCCGGGCGCCACGGATTGCCCAGGTCCGATGACAACTGTTGGAGTGACCGCCCCTGCGCCGCCCAGCTCGAGTCGGCGTTGCACCGAGGTCGATTCCCCGGCAAACGCGCCTTGTGTGGCCTTGCGGAGCGATTCGCGATCCCTCGCCATGGCGCCCGGGCAATGCCACGTGTTCACTTCCACCATTGTCGTGAATGCGTCCTGGCTCCATCGCACCTCATTGACCGCCCCGGAGAGCTCCACCGCTTTGAGGCCAGCGAAGCAGAGGATTCTGGGCGTCTCGCAATCGACCATCAGATACTTCGTGGCGATCGCCAACGCCTGCGCCTTCATCGCGTTCGCGTTGATCCAAACGCCATCGACGCGGCGCGGGGCCAGATCCGGACGGAGGAGCACGGCGATCTTCGGTTTGTCTTTTTTCTCGTCGCCGTGTGTGGTGCCATTCAGGATCGTCAGGCACTCACTTTCCGATAGCGGCTCCAGGCGATCCAGTTCCCGCTGGTAGCCCCCGATGAAGTAGGTTTTGGTTCCGCCCTTTGACCCTTCCATGCTGAATGAGATCTGCAAGTCGGCGGCTTGGAGTCGGACGTAGGTCAACGCCATGTTATCGCAGTCGTAGGCCACATTCAGCAACCGATAGGCAACCTCAAAGATGAACTCCTCGGTCTTTGCATCCCTTAAGCGAAGCAGGATAGGCACATCAGTAAATCCCGTCGCCGGGTGCCACCAGCCGTCAGCGTGGGCCGTCGCGATCTTCGCCCGAACCGTCGGAGGCGACGCCGTGCCGTCCGCATTGATCACCAGGTTCAGCACCGGACTGATCCCTGGGTCGGCGAAGCGTTTGCTGAGGCGCAAGTGGTCGAATGCGTGTTCGCAGAATTGCTCTTTCCATTGGTAATAATCATGGGCCCAGGTAATGCCCTCCCTCGCCCACGTCGGGTGATCCCGCTCGACCTCGTCAACCGTTACCCAATCCCGGCCAGGATAGGCATTGGTCGCAAAGTAGAGCGTCGAGATCACGAACTCCCATTCATTCGGCCCGATGGTCCCTTGGGTGTACGTGTCGATCACGGGCACGGGGAGGCTCGCGACCACAACGGACTGCCCGCCCTTGCGAAGTTGGGGAAGCCGAAACTCCGGCATCGCATCCCCGCCCGTCTGATCCGGGCAATCGCCATCGCCTTTCATTTCAATCACGACATTCCCGTCACCGCGCACGCACATGGCCGCCCCCAACTTGTCCAGGATCTTCACCAACTCATCGGCGGGGTCCGCCCCATTCCAGTCCAAGTCCTCGATGGCCGGCAACTCTTCCACTTCTTTGGAGAGGGCCGCGGCAAGCACCACTCCCATCGCGTCGAGGCACAATTGGATTAGTTGCGAGTTCGTATAGAGGCTCCCCAACTTGCCTTTCGTCACGTTGATCCGGCCCAGTGACAGGTACGAGCAGTACGGCGCCGAGTAGAGGCATCGGCGGTCGCTGAGGAATAGGCGATACTCGGTGATGATGGGCTGGGCCTCCCCCACCGGCGTCCCATAGCTCATGGGTTCGCAGAAGACGATGTTGATGGAACCGATCCAGTGTTTGGGCGTTGGGGGTCCATCCCCATCCGGCAAGGACTCCCAGAACTCAATCGCGCCCCGTGGCCGGAAAATGCCGTCTTTGTCAAAGAGTTTAGCGAACTCCGTGTATGGGAGGATCGCCCGGTTCGGTCCCGATGGCCTCACGCCCGCCGTCAGCACGAACTCCCCCTCCAGTTTCAGGTACACGCGAGAGGTCATGCGTGCGACATTCGCCCCATCCGGCAAGAACGTCACATAGTTGAGTCGCTTATCGTCCGCGCTCATTTTCCACCCCCCAGCACCCCGGCGGGCAGCTTCGACAGATCCCAGATCGGATCGGTCACCGCCATAACGTACGTCCACTGCGTCTGGCGTTCGACCGCATTCAGCGGGCTGCGCACTATCTCTGGCGGCTCAAGCATCGGCGCGCTGGGTAGCACCGGCGACGCCGCGGGCGGGTACGCAGCGATGGCGATCGCCGAACCAGACTGCACCAACCTCCCCACGGTTTTGCACCGTTCCAAAAGGATTGGATCGAGCCCAGGATATTCCTTCACATCGTAGACCTTCTGGGCCTTGGCGAATCGCAGGGTCTGCTGCTGATTGAATACCCCGCCCGCCTCGAAGCACCGCACCGTCGTGAAGCTCGCCGACACCCGGCGCTCTTTGATGCTGGTGACCGCGACGGATTCGCGGAGGATGGCCGTTTCGGGCGAGAAGTGGTTTCGCACCCAATTGATCATCACATCCACATCCCCGTCGACGATGCCCTCAAAGGCCCACGTCTCCATGCAGCGACTGCCCTCATCGACCTCGCGGCTGTGCGTGAGCACGATGTCGATCGCGGCATTCACCGCCGCCACCGGTTGCTCGTCTTTCAGTCGCACTGCGGTGAGGGTGTAGCTGAGCCGATCCCCGGCCTCGTTGACCTCATAGTCGTGGTTTTTGATCCACCAGTTGCTTGGGTAGTCGGCGTTGAACCCCACCAGGACAGCGGCCAATCGAGCCAGGACGTTCGGGCCGCGAATCTCGCCCGTGTACGTGATCGTGCTGAGTCCATCCGGACGCACGGCCACCTTCATCAAGGCCTCGTAGAAATCAACCGGGTCCTCTCCCCCCGGAGTATCGCTGTTTCCTCCGCCTCCGCCCGCGCGTGCCGTCTGCGCATTGACGGTGAAGCTGATCTCCCTGAAGTTGATTGCCCCGTCGTCCACATCCAGGGTGATGTGCGGGCCTCCGTCGAGCACGCGGGCGGCGAGGATGCTCACCTCCACGCGGTCGCCCGGGCCGTAGACGATGAAGTTCTGCCCAGGCGAGCTCAGGGCGTTTTTGACCGCCCACAGCGCCGTGTTGAACAGGTCGGCGGTCGCACCTTCGATCCACCCCTTGCAGGTGACGACGATCTTCGTGCCGATCCGGCCGTAGCCGAGCCCCGCGCCCTCGCGGATGATAGGCTCCTCGTGGAGTTTGCAGCTGGTCAGCTGGAAACCAGTGGTCCCTACGGTGCATCGGATAACGGCGTCGAGTGCGGCCATGGTTCAGATCCCTCCTGCCATGGCGGCGGCTTTGAACTGGCCCTCGTAGTCGGTCTGCTGCTGGTGCATGGCATCACGGAGGGGTGCCTGGAGGCTCCCGGCGATGCGTGTGGTGGTAGCCTGATCGAGCGGGGGTGCCTGGACGTTGAGGTTCTGGATAACGACTCCGCCTCCTCCCCCTGCCCCCGCCCCACCGGTATTCCGCGTCAGGTACATCCCAGCCCCCAACCCCGCCGCTCCGCCGGCGATGGCCCCGATGCCGCCGCCGATCTTGAACCCTGCCCACACGCCCGCCAGGGTCGTTGACGCGATGATCACCGCGTTCAGGTTATTGAGCAGGAACTCGACTGTCGCCCCCACCAGCTTGAAGGCGTTGACGATGCCGTTGGCCAGGTCCTGCATCTTCTGCTTCATGGCATCGGGGTTGGTCTTGAACCAATCCACCATCATTTGCAGGTGTGGCGTCAGTCCCTGCATCAGGGGGATCGCCAGAGCCTTCTTGACCCCCTCCCAGGCCTTGCCGACCATATTCGCCGTGTCCATGAACGCGGACGCGATCTTCGCCTCTTCCACCGTCGTGACCCCGCCCAACTGCCGAAAGGTATTCATCTGATCTTCGATGGCCGCTTTCCCCTGCATGAACACAGTGATCATGGGCCCTGCCCCGCGGCCCAGCAGGTCCATCGCCATGTCCGTCCGCTTAGCCGCGTCGGGCAAGTTTTTGAGGGCTTCGCCGACATCGAGGATCACCTCTTCGGCGGTTCGCATGCCCCCCGCCGAGTTTCTGAATTTCACGCCCAGATCGCCGAATACTTTCGCCTTGTCGCCACCGGCGGCCGCTTCCGCCATGGATCGATTGAGAAACTGAGCGGCTTGGCCGACATCCTGGAGGCTCGCTCCATTCAACTCCGCCACGCGGGCGAAGGCGGTCATGAACTCGACATTCATGCCCACGCTCGCCGCCAGTTCATCGGCCGAGTCCGCCGCTTCCGCGAGGTTGCCCACCCACCCCGCGATGGTGCGCGTCGCGTCCTTGAAGATCCCCACCAGCCCCAGCAGCGGGTTGGCGATGAAGTTGGTGACGCACTGCGGGAAGATCGCGGTGAGCGACTGCACCTGCATCATCCCCCGCATGTACTGCGAGAAGTCGAACTTCATCGCTCCCGTGATGGCGGCAACTTCTGACATCAGAGTTTACCTCCATGCTGTTTCATCTCGGCGGCGAGCTGATCGAACGACGTGATGCGGGTGCGGATGGTGCCGTCGGGCATATGCCTGACCTCCGGCCGCGCCGTTTCCCCGCCGCCTCCCACGCCCGGCGCGAATCGGCGCATGAAGTCCGCTCTCCCTTGCAGCGTATACATGGCCAGGTCCGCTCGCATCGCCAGCACCTCTCCGGGCGTCAGTGCCGGTACGGCGAACAGGATCGCCGCCGGCACTTCGCCCCAGCTCAGGACCTCGCCGCCTCGACCGCCGCCTTCGTCGCCCGCATAATCGCCTCCGACTTTTTTTTTGCGAGGTACACCATGATGCTACCGAGTACGGCCTGCATCTGATCCGCCGTCAGTTTCGCCAGGTCCGGCCTGGGCTCGGCGAACCAGCCGGTGATCAGGTCGAACATCGATCTGGCCAGCTCCTCCAGGCGCCCGGGGTCGCTCTCAGCGGCGACCGACTTCTGGATCTGTTCGGCGACCGCCACATCCGCAACCGTCAGGGGCCGCACCGTGTACTCCACGCCGCCGATCTTGATCGTCAGGGACCAGGGCAGCAGTGTCTGCACGGCCTCGGCGATCAGTTTGTCAACATCAATGTTCATGGTAGTTGCCAGTTGTTAGTTGCCAGTTGCCGGAGGTAGTTGCCAGTTGTCAGTTGCCTCTGCTCACGTCGGCGCCACGCCGTAGTATCCATAGACCAGGCCGCTCGCGGCGAGCTTGGACTGGTCGGGGAAGATCTTGAAGTCGACGGCCCACTTGTCGGGCGTCTCGCCGTCGCGTTCGACCGCATAGGGCTTCAACGGGACGGCCTTGTAGATCGTCAGATCATCCGTCAGCGTTCCCGCGGCGATGTCGTGCGGGTGGAGCACAAGTTTTTGGGCGTAGGTATAGAGATCGACGCCCGCGGCCGGCGTCAGCATCGTCGCGCCGCTCGCCCACCAGGGGCACATCTTCTGCACCAGGTCCAGCACGATCTCGCGAAACTCAACGGTGACGATGCCCGACATGCCCAGGAACCACTCTCCGATGGGAACATTGCCCAGGGTGCCCACCTTCTTCTCTTTGGTGATGAACTCCAGCTTGGGCGTGACTTTGTCCGCCCAGCCCAGGTCGTTGCTATTCCAGTTGACATCCCACGCCGTCAGTTTCAGGTGGGTCGGGTCCCTATACGCTTCCGCCATTGAGGCCTCCAATCACGCCGCGGGCAGCAGCACCGCGTCTACGTCAAAGTTAAACACGATCAGGGATCGTCTATTTGCGTCCGGGCCAACCTCCATGAGGGGCCTCAGCGTAACTCCAAGAATTCGATACGTGGTCAGCGTCCACATCCGCCTGGGCAGCCCCGCCGTATCGAGCAGGGTGTTGCGGATCAACTGCGCCCGCGTCCACGCGGCGGCGGAGGATGAGCCATTCGTCATGCACTGGATGGAGAGCGTGTGCTCGGGGGTGGTGGCGGCCTGGTCGCCGGCATAGACGCGGAGCACCGAGTACGGGTCGGTGGAATTCGCCGCGTCGCCCGGGTCGACGTGCCGGTAGAGCGCAAAAGGCGCGCTGGCATACGCCAACCCCGTCGCCGCCGCGATCGCGGCCACGAGTTGCTGCAGGAACGTGTCGAAGGTGAAGGGCATATCAGCCGGCTCCGTTGATCGCGTCTCGCATGTACGGCAGGAACTTGTGGTCCAGTTCCTTCATCGCGAACTTCAGGAACTTCGCCTGCGTGGGCGGCTTGTGCCGCAGGTCCAGGCGTTCGTGCACCGCCGCCGCATAGTTGGTGTCGAAGCCCAGGGACTTGGTGACGACGGTTCCATGCACCTCCGCCGGCCGGGCGGTTCCGCTTCGGCGGAGCGCCCCGGTATCGACCGGGCAGAGTTCTTTCGCCCGCGTCAGGACCGCCTCGCCGAACTGATCGACGCCCTCTCGAGCCGCCTTCAAACGCCGTTCGGTGACGCCTTGAACGCTCTTCAAAAATCGGGACACATCGGCGGTCGCGCTCATGTCTTCCTCAAAAACGCCACAACGTTGGGAATCCCCTCCTTAACGATGTCGATCACGTGGACCACGAAATACGTCTGAACGGTTCGCGTATCGAGGGTCACCTGGATCTGGTAATTCTCCGCGATGGTCAGCGACCCCAGCCGATCCGCCAGGACCCGGACGGTTGTGGTGGCGGAGGTGATGACGGTGCCGAGTGCCATGCGTTGTTCCCGCAGCGGGCGCGACTGCAGGCATCGGATGGCCAGCGTTCCCACGGCGGGGGTATGCGTCACCTCGCCGCCCGACGTGGGTGCGTTCGGCGCCGTGATGCGGATGATGGTGGCGTTTTCGATCATGGGTTCTTAGTTGCCAGTTGTCGGTTGCCAGTTGCCAGCTTCTGCTCTGCGGCGATGCGGCGGCAGGCGACCTTGAAGTATTTGGGGGCTTTCTCGATGCCGATGAATTTGCGACCAGTGCGTACGCACGCGACGCCCGTTGTGCCGCTGCCCATGAACGGGTCGAGGACGAGGTCGCCCGGCCGCGAGTACGTTTCGAGCAACCACGTCATGAGGGCCAGCGGCTTCTGGCATGGGTGGAGGTGCGGTCGATCCTTTTTGAAGACGAGGATGTCCGTTGGATAGTAGACGCTTGTCATTCGGGTTGGCGGGCAGTTGGGCTTCCCCCCATAAAGCGTCGTACTTCTTTGGTTCTCGTGGCCCCTGGCATGTCGCTTGCCCCTTATCATGCGTGGCCTATAGCAAGACGCGTGAAGGTGGCGGGTGAAAACACCGATCAACTCATGTGCTCGCAACGGTCGGCGTTTGGCGTCCAGAAAGCCTACCGTCTGATTCTTGTGCCAGACCATCCCATAACGGAAGTTCCGCCGGTTCGACGCAATGGTGTCAGAGAGGAAAGACGTGGAGCCGAAAACCAGGGTAATCTGCATCGGGCGATCCACGACATTCAGGGCGCCCCATAAGGCAAGGGGATCGATCCTGGTGTCCCACAAACACGACGTCAGTCCCCAGGGCGGGTCGAGCACAACGAGGGCGATGTTTGCGCGAGTGAGCTTCGCCAGCTCCTCAACCGCATCTCCCTTGATGCAGCGCATGCCTTCGCCCAGATTGCGATCCAATCGCCTCATACCATACTCCCGCTTCGCAGCTTATACTCCCGCATGATCTCGTACGCTCGCCTGCACAGGCGAGAGGCATTGCCGCTGAACGTCTCCGATAATCCATCCGCCGACTGACTCGTGATCTTGTCATGCAGATCCTTGAGCCGCTTCTCGCGTGCGCCCTCGATGATGCTGTCCGCCTGATAGAGCACGGCCAGATTGACGTAGGCGGGCACGATGGCGGTGCTGGTGGCGGAGTCCCAATCCCAGATCTCCGATCCGCCCGCCGGCAGGTCGTAGGGATAACTCGACTGCACAGCCGGATCGCCGTGGATTCGCGGGAACTGATGCTCCTGCGTGTCGAGGTACTTGCGGCCCTGGTATCGCATGGCGAGATCGACGTCGAGGGAAGCCTGCATGAGAGCCATCGCCTTATTGGCATTGGTCGCGGCGGCATACGCAACGAGGGCGGGGATCGTGGCGGCGATCGCGTCGGCGGCGGCATAGGTGAGGTAACTCGTCATGGGTTCTTAGTTGCCAGTTGTCGGTTGTCAGTTGCCAGTGTCAGGACACAACGGGGCCGAACCGAAGGGTCGCCGCCTTGCCGGCTTCTCGCGTCACCGTGATCGTGTCGATGTGGCCGATGTGGTCGGTGATCAGATGATCCTCGCCGGACGACAGCGGGATCGACTCGCCGCTCTTGAGGACGGCGATGCCGGGGACGCCGTGGCGGAAGACGGTATAGACCACATAGATCTGGCCGACCGAGGCGGCGTCGTTGACGATCTTGACGGCCTTGTGCATCTTGCCATCGGTGGCCTGGTTATAGATCTCGACGGCGGTGTCGGAGGCGAGCGTGAAGGACCCGGCGGTTTTGGATGCCATGTGTTGCTCCTACAGTTTGAGAACTCCCGCGGCCTGCAGCGCGGCGAGGATCATGGGGATGCGGCTTTTCTTTCCGGGCGAGCCGGCACCGATGTTGACGGTGAATGATTCCAGCACGGCGCCCAGCGCGACCTTGTTGCCCAACTCGTCCGCCACCTGCGTTTCCGTCTCATCGACATGAATGATGTTCCACGTCCCGTTGTCGGCGGCAGTCCATGCGTGCGCCAGCGTGACCGTGTACTGAGCGGCGATGCCTGTCGGGTTGGGGTTCCAACCCCATGCGGTGCAGAGGCAATTGCCGTTCGATCCGCCGCCCACCTTGACGATCTGAATGTTCGCCTGAGCCGCTATTGTGGTGTAATCCGGGCCAGAGGGATCGTCCCACTGGATATTGAAGAGGTACGTCGCCGCCGTTTCGGTGACGTTATCGGCATCGACCGTGGCGACGGGGGCGGTCACATCGTAGGCGACCGTGTGATCGGTGCTGGTGGAGGCCGCGTTGGGGTTGTCGAGGGCGTCGTGGCAGACATGCGCGGCGATGCTCGCGATGACAGTACCACTGCCCGTCATCCCGGAGACGGCGACGTTGTACGTGGTCCCACTGCCCGTCACCGTGCCTACGAGCGTGCCCGGAGCCGTGCTGCCCGTAAAGTTCACATCGCCGGTAGCAAAATCAGATACCGACTCGCTGAACACGACGGTGAAGTTGATCGGCGACGTGCAAGTCGGATCGGCCTGTCCGGATGCTTGGTTGATCGTGACGGTCGGGCCTGTTGCATCATACGTGACGGTGTGATCCGTGCTGGTGGAGGCATCGTTGGTATTCTCGGCGGCGTCCATCCAATAGCCGCTGTCGATGTCAACGATCACCGTGCCAGGCCCCGTCATCCCCGACACACTCACCCTGTAGGTCGTGCCGTCAAACGGCGCGATCTCGGTGACGACGGCCGTGGTGGCTCCCGCCGTGCCTGTGAGTAGAACGCCTGGCGTGTCGGGCGTTATCATCGTCACCGGCTCGCTGAAGACGGCCTCGAAGAGGATCGGCGATGCGTTGATGGGATCGGCCTGTGAAGCCGCTTGGTTGACCGTCACGGTCGGGTTGGTCACATCGGTCAACCCATACGTGGCCCTTACGCTCGCGAGTACCACGGCGGCCTGTGCGTCGCTCAGGATTGCGGAATATCGCCGCGCCTCGTAAATAAGGCCATCGAAGAAATGGGTGAGGAAAATCTCGTCGCCGCCGAAGACGATGTGATCGCGCAAACCCGTCTGAGCGAACGCGGCGGTGCCCAGCAGAACTCCGTCACGCCAGAGTTGCATCGTGCCAGCGGTGTTGTTGCAGACCATCCTGATTACTTGGCAGGCGTTAACGGTAGCCGCCATGACCGTCTCGCCCGCTCCCGTCACCACGCCCGTATCGTCCGCGTGGGGACTGGAGCAGCCGGTGAGCAGGGAGGGGTAGAGGTGGTAGTGGAACGGCTTGGCTTTGTCAGTGCGGACGTGCGGGTCAATAACGAGCCAGTATTCGCAATCCCAATCATCAGCTCCGCCACCATCGGTCCAGGCGTCGTTGTGCAGAAAGCGGCCCCAGCGGTCGTCGACCAGTCCGTACCAGAACTCGAGGTACGGAAGCCCGTTCTGCCCGCCAGTATGGTAGTGCGGCTGCTCGCTCACCCTGTCGCGTGCGACGTAGATGGCCGCGTTCTGATCGGTGAGCCACCGACAGACATTCTGGCCATCGGTACAAGGGACAAAGGTGGTGGCAACGCGGCAGTTGCCGCCGGCGCGAAAACTCCACTGCGGCGCAGGGACAGTCGTATCGTACCGCACCGTGTTGTCATTGCCGGTGCTGGTCGATGCCGCGTTGGGGTTGTCGGCGGCGTCGTGGCACACGTGCGCGGCGATGGTGGCGATGACAGTGCCGGGGCCGGTCATTCCTGTGACAGCGACGTTGTACGTGGTGCCGCTGCCCGTCACCGTAGCTGTGGTCGCGCCAGCCGTGCCAGTGAGGGTCACGTCTCCTGTGGCAAAATCGGCCACCGACTCGCTGAACACGACGGTGTAGTTGATCGTCGCGTTCGGTGTGGGGCTGAACTGGCTGGCCGCGCGGTTGATCGTGACGGTAGGGCTGACTATATCCAGGGGTTGCGTGCTGTTGTTCGTCAGCACGTGAGCGGTGATGACGTCGTTGCCGTTGGGATACTCCGCCGAGTCAATGACCGAACGAACCGTGATGGTGAGGACTGGCGTGTCGATGGCCGACTCATAGATCACGCCGCCGGAAAAGCCGAGGGTCACCGTAGTATTGCTCGACACAACAGCACTTGTCACCGTCAGTGTGTTGTGAGTACCGCCGATGGTGTAATTGGAAAACGTCTGCGATGCCCAGACCGGCACATTGCCCGCTTCGGTCCATCCGAGGATGATGGAGGAACCGGCGGCAGGGACGACGTGCGTGTCCAGGACCGGGGCGGTGACATCGCTGTGGTCGATGGTCGCGGCCGCGCCGGCGGTCGGCGAGGCGAGAGCGGGGAAGTGCAGCGACCCCGTCTGATCGTTCATGTACGTCGTCTCATGCAGCACATCGTCGAATTCATAGCAACCGGTGAAGGCGACCAGCGCATCCAAATCAGCCAGCGTGCTCACGCCCGTCAGGTATTGCGTCCACTGCGTCAACGTGTGGATGGTGTCGCCGACCGTGTACGCGAAGGCGCCGACCGAGTGATTGACTCCCGCATAACCAGAACCGCGAATGTATGCGGACCTGGGCGAATCGTCGAAGAAGGTGCCGGCCCCGCTGTCCGGGTGGGTGCTTTCACTCAGTAGCAACCACGCCATGCCCTGTCGCTTGTACAACTTCATTTGAAGGCTGCCAAGCGAACTGTCGTACATCATCAGGAATTGATAGATGACACCCGCGGTAAGCGTGCCAGCGGAGATGGTGTGATAGGCCGTGGACAGGCTTCCATTCGTCTTCTGCGTCGTGATCTTGACCTGCCACGTCGTACCTTCTCGAGCAACATGAAAATACCGCGGGTTGTCGTTGCCCAGCGTTATCATGCTGGCGGCATCCGTGTTCCCATTAGCCGCCTCTACTCTGACCGTGAACAGAACCTCCAGCTTCGTCGCGGCATAATGCGCGGTGGTGGTGGCGCTCGCGTAGAGCGTTTTGGTTCCTGCTGTGCCTGTGAGGTTAAGCACGCGCCGCCTCCGCTCTCCGAATCACTTCCAGGCCCCACAGCGCATCGGGCCGCCACGTCTCACCAGTCCCACCGCGCCAGATCACGGCGCCGATTGCGTGATGCGCGTTGTAAATCTCAAAGGTCATAGGTTCTCCGGCAACCGGCAACTAACAACTGGCGACTTCCTCCGGCAACTGGCAACTAACAACTGGCGACTGCCTCCTACACCTCATGCGTGACATCGAACTCCACCGTCGCATCCACCAGGTCGTAAGTTGTCGCTACGGTGCCCGTCCGTGTAATCTTAAAGAGCAGGCAGTCCAGTGCGGCGGTGACGAGGTTGCCCGCGGTGCCGTGCAGGTTGAGGGGTTTGGCCGTATAGGCAACCAGGGGGAATCCCCCGGTATTCATCGTGGTGTTATCCGGCGACGCGGCGAGCATCGCCTTGTCGGAGTTGCTCTTGTTGACGCAGGTGATCGTCCAGTAGTCGGTGTCGTTTTTGGGCACGGCCGTCTTGACCGCGAGCCTGACTCCACTGAACGTGCCCGCGAAGTTGGGCGCGATAACCAGGAGGTATGTGTCGACCGTGTCCTTGGTCAGCGTCCCCAACCGGAACGGCAGCGTTTTCGTTTTCCCCGCGGTGGAGAGCATGGCGCCGACGACGACGCCCGCGTGGTTGCCGACGAGCAGGACGCGGCAGTTCTCCTTAAGCGAGATCGCCGCCGAGCCGCAGGTGATCTTATACAACGGCACTTTGCCGGCGGTGAACGCGGCGGGCGAGGTGTGCGTCGACACCACGCCGGCGGAATCGACCTCGACATAGTTGACGGCGGAGGCGGTCAGCGTGACGGTTCCCGCGGCGACGGTAACGACGGTCTGGCCGAAAAGCACCTGGCCGCCGCGGTGCGCCCACGTCAGGCCGCTGGTGGAGCCTTCGTTGTGTGAGAAGACTCCGCCCGCGCGGGCGACGGCGTCGACGTCATAAGGGTTGGCGGTGATCCCGATGGCGCCCTGGTCGATGGCCGCCCAGATCGCATTGAGTTCCGTGCCCATGGGGATGTTGTTTGCGGGGTCCGCCATATTGCGGTTATCGCGGTCGATGATGAGTTTCTGGTCCCAGCTAAAGCGATCGCTCATGATGTCTCCTGGCAACTACCAACTACCAACTGGCAACTCGTTGCTGGCAACTTCCTTCGCCAACCGGCAACTTCTTCACTTTTCGATCAATCCTCGACGGGGCTTCTCAGCCCCATCGAAGAGGTTTCGACCCCCAACGCGGAACGCGGTTTTCCCAATCACCCAGGCCGGCCGATCGGCACCAGGTGCGTGCTGTACGTGATCGACGGCGTTGTGCCGGCGACGACGAGAGCCACGCGAACGTAACGCTTCGACACGAGCCCCGGCACGCTGATGGCGCCGGTGGTGAAAACCGTGGTCGCCACGGTGACGGCGACGCCGGGCCCGCAGGCCGTGAAGTTGGTGTTGTCGCTCGACTCTTCGAGCGTGAAGGTATACGTCTCATCCTGGTTGGCGCGATCGCCCGCCGTGACGTCCACGACGGCGGCCACGGGCGCACCGCACCCGCCGGGCGCGTAGCCAGCGCCCAGATCCAGGCTGGCGGTGTTGAAGTTGGCCGTCTTGGTCGCCGATGCGGCGATCAGCAGGTTGGAGTCATACGGGCCTGGCACATAGTTCTTGTTCATTCGATTCCTTTCTTTGTCCGTTGCTAGTTGTCAGTTGTCAGTTGTCAGTTGCCAGAGAATGGCCGATTACGCCGCCAGAATCCCTTCGATGCGAGAGGCGCAGAAGCCAGAGAACAGGCCCATTCCAGCGCCCATCTGCATCACGTCCTTGTACTGCGTTCCCGTGTAGCCGACATCAATGAACTGGATGATCTCGGCCAGCCCGGAGATGCCCTGAACGTATTCCTCATCGACGTCGCTGCCCAGCCGGACGCAATAGGCGGAGCCGCAGGTGCCAACGCCCGATCCGCAGGTTTCCGTGAACGGCAGGATCGCCGCACCCGCCTCATCGTTTCCGATGATGAAGATCTGCGAGCCGTTGAACGTGGTGAGCTGCTGGCCGACGTCGTACATGCCCATGTTCAGGGCATGGGCGGAGACCTCAAAGGAGAGGTTTCTCCGCGTCGTGATGTTCATGCACAGGAGTTTCCCGCTGTTCTCGCCCTCCAGCAGATCCTGGGCCTTGACGAAGCTTTCCCAGATGGGCAGGGCGCCGTTGGTCGAGTTGGTGATGACGAGGGAGCTGCCCAGTCGGATTTTCAGGCCATCGAACCCCTTGGGCGTGGTGGCCTTGGATCCCACAAAGAAGTTCTTGATGAAGAACCTCGCCGCCGCCTTGGCCTTCTTGGCCAATCGCCAGGACCGTGCGGGGCCGAGTCCCTTCTCCGCGATGTAGATTGAATCGGTGGAGATGTCTCCGCCGAGGATGGCGAGGGTTTCGACGGCGGGGTTCACGACGCCCTCGGCGGTGGCGGCGAACTCCTCGCCCAGGCCGCGGAAGCTGACCCCCGGCAGGGCCACCTCCTGGCTGTACGGGTACGCCATCGCGTTGTGCTTGATGAAGTTCAGCCGATCGAAGAGCGCCGGCCCCTCGCGGTACATCATCTCCACGATCCCCTGCCGGACGGGGTCCGGGAAGAGGGCTTTCATTTGCAACAGTGTCAGTGCCATATCAGATTCCTTTCCTTTCGTTCATCCCCCCGCATTCCGTTGCTCCCCCGCATTCCGTCGCTTACTTCGCCGGCGTTGTTGGGGCCGTTTCCGCCGCCGCGGTCGCCGCGCGGGCCGAGGCCCCAATGGGGCTGGACTCACCGAGCCCAAGCTCCATGAGCTGGACGGCCGAGAGTTTCGAGGTATCGACCGCCTGTCCGGGTTTCCCCGCCCCAGCCGTTCCGGCGGCCCCATCCACAGGAGTGGCCTTGACCCCCAGCTTGGCCAGGTCCGCCTGGAGTTCCGCGCGGATGGCTTGTTCCTCAGCGGGCCACTTGGCGGGGTCGGCCCCGAGTTTCGCGTAGTAGGCGGCGGGGACGCCCGTGAGCTTGGCCGCGATGAACGTCGCCTTGGCGGCATCCGCGGCCTGTACGGCCGTCTGGGCCTTGACCGCCTCGGCCACCGCCTTCTGCACGTCTTCGGGCCTGATCGCCTTCCCAGCGGCCTCCGCGAGGGCCTGCTGGCCCTTCTGGAGTTCCGCCAGTCCCACGCCAACGGGCTTCATGGCCTCGGCGATCGCGGATGCGAACTCAGTCCGAAGCTCCGTCTTCAATGCCTCCACATCCACGGGAGAGGAGGGGGGTCCGCCACTAGCCGCCGGCGGTGTGGCGGGAGCGTTTGGCTCTGCCATATAGGCGTCCTTTCCGCCGCCGGTTATCGGCGAGCGTTTAAAAAAATTCGTCCACGTTCCCATCGTCATTCCTCTTCACTGGCAACTGGCAACTGATCACTGCCAACTTCCTCCCCGGCGTCATTGGCGGGCAGATCCGCCGGCCGCCCCAGCAGGATCGCCGGGGTATTGCGGGCGGACCGCTCTGCCTCCTCGAGTTCGATCTGCGCCACTTCCTCCGCCGTGGCGGCCTCATCCACCAGTTGCATCCGCACCGCGCGTTTGCGGGAGAGCGCGCCGACGGAGAGGAGGGTGGCGATGGTGTTAGCCTGCTCGTTGTCGTCGACGGGGATTCCATCGCGGATTTCGCAGGCGATGGGGTAGCGGTCGAATCGTTCGCCGGGGAGGGTCTGCTGGAGGTCCTGGGCGACGGAGAGGAGCCGGCGGATTCGCGGTGCCCAGATGCGGGACTTGCCGCGGATCATGGCGAGGGTATTGTTCGACTCCAGCCGCAGGGTTTTCCAGGAGGTTGCGGCGGCGCCTTCCTTGAGGCCCAGCAGGGCCGGGCTCATGCGCGCGGTGATGAGGAGGATGCGTTCAGCGGCGGCGCGATCGCGGAGGGCCGCCTCGCACTGCCCGTCGAACGTGATGTACCCAGGCGCCTCGTCTTTGGAGCTGGCGGGCCACGCCTTGTTGTTCGTGCGGATTTTGCCGTTGGCATCGAACGATCCCGGGAGGAAATACATGGAGGGGTCGGCGTGCATCGCCATCATGCGGGCGAGTTGCGAATACTTGGCGGCGACCGTGTCCAGCAGGGACAGCAGGCGGTCATAATCGCTGACCGGGTTATCGCCGGACAGGCGGTTGGGAATCCAGGTGATGGTGTTGCGGCTGATTCCCGTGGGCGTCACGGGCGGGACCGGCGGCTGGCCGGCGTCGAGGTTGTTCCACGCGGCGATGTCCAGTTCGGGTCCGCGTTTTCCGGCGTCGTCCAATTGCCAGACCGTACGGGTGATGGATCCGACGAGGTATCGGCTTTCCAGCAGCACCCAGATGGGCGTCTTCTCCGTGCCCGCGTTGCGCAGCGAGTAGCGGACATATCTGCGGTACTGGCGGTCCGGCCCCGGATCGCCCTCGGGGAAAATCTCATCAGCGGGAACGCGTTTAATGACCACGCGTCCCACGCCCTCGGTGTCATCGACGGCCGCTTCCAGGAAGGCCTCACCCTCGGCGGAGCAATCCTCAGCGGCGTCGTGGAGCAGCTCCGCCAGCGACGCGCTTTCGACCAGCTCGGTCAGCTTGGCCTGCTGGATTTCGTCATCGACGCGCAGGATCGGATCATCGCCCAGGAGCAGGTCAGCGGTGGTTTCGGAGATCAACCCGGGGAAGTTCACGGTGACGTACACGGGGATGACTTCACCCGACACCGTTTCCAGGGGCGGGAACGGGAACTGGGTTCGCCCTTCGCCGATGAAGTACTCGAAGTGTTTTCCGCTCTTGAGCAGGCGGGCCTGGCGTACGCGTTCCAGTCGGACTTTCTGATCCTGCGTGAGGAACGCGGCGTATGCGGAGTGTCCCATGGCCTGGTAGTTGCCGGCGGCGTGTTGCCAGACTCTCGGGATGGGCGGGATCAATTGCATTACATTCCCACCGGTTTAAATCGCATCGGCGGCGGCAGCGGCGGCGCCGCGTGCTTGCTACCCGCTCGCAGGGACAGGAAATTCGCATACGCGATGTCGCAGTGTGATTCTTCGGCCAGCGGGTTCTCGCCCTCGGTGACCTTCAGCCGCTTCTCCAGATCATTCTCATTGCCCTCCGCGTCGCAGACCCGCTGCACCGCGTACAGGTCGGTGGCGATGAACTTGTGCGGCCCGTTCAGCGACGGGATCGCCTGGTTCCTGTCGCGGTACGCGGCCAGTCCGACCGCGGCCAGTTCGCTCTTGCGAGCGGGCGAGAAATTGACAGACTCCCAGCGGCCGCGGTACATCGCCTCCAGCGCCTCGTTGTCGCTCATGCCCAGGCCCGTGGCGTCGCCGGCTCCCACGCCGGATCCCCAGCCGCGGGCGTCCATGGCCCGCTGGATCACGTGGCGTTGCAGGGCAAACGACGTGTTGTGCAGGATCACCAGATACCGCAATGATCTGCGCCCCCGTCCGTCGGCCCCGCCTCCGCCGGTCGCAACATTGCACCACACGGCCGCCAGATCGCCCGTGCGAGCGACGTCCCAGCCGATTTCCAGCGGGGCCCTCAGCGACCTGGCCTGCGCGAAAAAGGAGTCGACCCAGCCCGCGTCGCCTTCGACGCGCAGATAATCAAACGGTTCATCCCGCCCCAGTTCGCCAGCGGCCATCAGCTCCGCCCACTTGATGAGCGTCTGCAGGTCGCCGGTGAACTGGCACTCGTATTCCCGCTGGAATCCCACGTCGTCGGCGTAGATCCGTTGGAACTCATCGATCGTACACGGCTTGCCGTTGTTGTCCTCGAGAACGTATCCATCCTCCGCCACCGACTTGTGGATGTCGCAGAAGGAAACGCTGTAGAGCGTGGGGTTGTTGACCAGCTCGAAGAACTTCGTATTTCTGCCGCGCGGGGTGGAGATGGCCAGGCACTGGAACCCCCGCGTGGTCATGGGGAAGACGACTCGCCAGTGGTCGTAGCCGCCGCCCGGAAACAGGCCGAATTCCGTGAAGATGATGTTGCCCGTGTACCCGGCCAGGGTGTCGGGATCGCGCCCGGGGAGGGAGACGACGGTGCCGCCGCCGGGGAAGATGATCTCTCGCGTTTTCCACTTGAATTTCTCGTCGATCCACTTGTCGTACTCGACGTAATCGCGGGAATCGAAGGCGATCGGCCCCTGGAGTTTGAACACTTCTTTGTATGCCTCGGCGGCCTTGACACACTTTGCGAACGTCGCATCCGCCTGGCGCTGGGTGAGGGAGACGATGTACCAGTTCCGTCTGGTCTCGATGGCACTGGTGGCGGCCTTGGCGGCCGTCGCGAAATCTTTGCCCTTTTGGCGGTGCCAGCACGCGGCGATGACTCTGGACTGATTGAGGAAGAACGTCCGCTGAGTCGGATCGAGCGTGATCATCGACTCGCCGTTATCGGCGTCGGCCGGGGAGGGCAGGGGGGGCGGGTTGGCAATGGCGGTTGCGAGCATGGTTCAGCAGCCAAAAATCCGTTTTCGTGCGTCGGCGATCTGTTCGGGGGTGATGGTCCGATCCGTTCGTTTCTGCGCCTCCGCGGTCATTTCCTGTTCGAACTTCTCCGCCAGCATCTTCCGGAGGTCCTTCGCCGAGCCGATGGTCTGGCGGACGGACATGGCCAGCTTGAGCAGATCGCCGGTATCGGCGTCCTCCGCCTCCATCTCCATGAGCTTGCCCATGAGGAGCTGCTGGAAGCGGCCGAGTACCGCCTCATTGATGTGCTCCGTGCCGCCCTCCCTGAGGACCTGACCGAAGCTCGAGGCCATTTCGGCGGAGCGGCGAACGCCCTTCAGCACCTCATCGAAGCTCTTTTTATGGTTCGCCGTTGAGTGCCGGCTTCCGTCATAGCCATGCTCGACCAGCCAGGCCTGTGCGGCGTCCACGGTCGTGCGCGCGTCGCGCGCGATCGCATCGTATTCCGCCCGCTCTTCGGGCGTCTTCGTCTGCAGGAACTCGTCGACTTTGAAGTGCCTGGACATCGGTTACTTCACAATCCTTCCATCGGCGATGAGCGCATCGGGCGGCGCGGCGCCCGAAATAAACCGAGTTCCTTTGATGGTGACGCAGCAATCCATGAATCCCAGGCCCAGTTCCTCCCGCGTGCGCGTGCGTTTGTCCTCGACCACGATGTATCCACCGTTGCTCAGGTCGGTGAGGAGCCGCACCACGTGTTGTTCATCCTCGATTTCGTCCTTTCCAGCGGCGCTGGCCAGGATGTCCTTGATCTGCATGCCGCGCAGGGAGATCGGTCGGCACTCGTTGAGGACGCGGAGAATGCGGAATCGCAGTCGCGCGTCGCGTGCGAGGTTGGCGGCTTCAAAGTCGATCATGCGCCACTCTCCCTTTCGCAGCGTGCCGCTTCCCTCTCGCAACGCGCCGCTTCGGTTCCAGCCACAACGACCTGCAGCTCCGCGAATCGCTTGGAGAGCGAGTCAAAATCGCCCTTGCTGGCGCAGTTCTCTCGCACAAAGTCTTTCAGGTCGCCGATCTTCGACAGCAGTCTCAGTTCCAGGGTTTGCCTGCCATCGCCCAGTTGCTCGAATTTATCGTCCCCGCGTTCGAGGCGGCCGGCGATGTGTTTCACTTGTTCAGCCAGGCCCGCGATGGTGATGCGCAGCTCCGCCATGGCGGCGACGAGTTTCGTGTCCACGAGCCGGCTGGTGGTTTCCTCGAGCTTCTCTTCGAGGGTTTCGATCTTGCGGGTTTTGCTCGCCACCCAGGCCAGCGCGATCGCCATCCCGATCGAGAGCGCGAACTGGATGATGGACAGAGTGATGCCCAGCCCATCGAGCACGGCCACCGGCCACTGACCACTGGCAACCGGCAACTGACAACTGGCAACTATTAAGCTCATCGATCCCCTTTCTTTCCCGGCCACATGCCCGTGTCCAGTTGATAGAGTCTGGACGGCGACACGCCGGAGGGCCTTCGCCCCGGCAGGACTCCGGCGGTCTGCAGGACGAACAGCACAACCTCGGAGCAGAACCATCTCTGCCCATCCTGGCCGCACCAGGGCAGGGCGAATCCGAGGACGCCCGCCCAGTCGTATTTCAATCCAGCATTGGCCATGGCATTGACGGCCCTGAGGATGATCACGTACTCGCGTTCGAGGACGGGGACATCCACGATTTCCCAATGTCCGCTGCTCAGGTCGATGTGTTTCGTTCGCACGCCGCCATCGCGGGGGGAGGAGGAGAAGCAGAGCGGCGGTTCGCCCTCCGGCTCTCCGATCACCAGCTCGACGTGGGAGAATCGTGCTCCGCCCTTGAACAGCCCGCTCCACCAGGCGATGAGTTTATCAAAAAACGTGCCGTTTTCGGCGAGGTAGAATGCGAGTTTCATGCGGCCCTCCCCAGCGGCGGCTGCGGCCCGCCAGCTGCCAACCGCTCATAACTCACGCCCGCCATAGGACTTACACCCAGCCCGGAGTTCTCTCCGATTTTTTCAATTATCCCCTTGACACCATGGTCACCACGGTGTACACTATACTCATGACCATTAACCAGGAGACGACAATGAGACACGACCTGACAATCAGCAGGGGCAACCGGTACGACGCGGACGGCTACCGGCTCACGGACCGCCACTCTCCCCTCTCGGCATTCGGCGGGATCGCCGGCAACGCGGATGGATCGGATCGGATCACATGGGATGGGACGTTTTTGCCGGATTGCGCCGACTGCCATGCCGTCGAGCAGGTCATTCGCCAGGTGATCGCGGACGGCGTTGCCCGGACCATCACCGTCGGCGAGGACGCGCCGGCGGGGGCCCCATTGCCTGAGTACCGTTCGCGGCGCGGGCTGACGTTGACCGAGGAGATGGATCGGGCGGATTCGGCCTTTTAACCCCGGCCCGCGGGCCGGAGAAACGGAAATGTCATGCGACTGTCGAAAACCAACGCTGGCAACTGGGCACGGCATTCCACGATCACCGGGGGCGGGAAGTGGCGCTTTGTCGCCAACTGTGCGAGCGCCGAACAAGCCGAGTCGGTCGCCTCGGCGCAACGCGACAAGGGACGCAAGATCAAGATAGAACAGCGCGGGCCGGAGAAATGGCGCGTTGAGGCGTACATCGCCAGGCACCGCGAGGTGATGATCCACGCGACTGTTGCCCAGTGCGCCGCCGCAGGCGTGAGACCTGGGCCGTGCAATCTCCCCCCACATTGACCCCGGCCCGCGGGCCGGAGAAACGAGCTTATCATGCGACTCTGTGACGCATGCGGGACGGACGTTAAGGGCGGGTTCGGGATTGGCGGGGCGTTGCTCTGCCGCTCCTGCGCGGTGGATGTGCGCGCCGAGCTGGACGCCGGCCACGCGGCCGGGAAATCCGTCAACGCCATGGGCATCGCCAAGCGGATGTTCCGGGCGGATAACGACACGTCCGATTGCAAGATCCGGGATATGCCCCAGGGCCTCTGGGACCAGGCCAAACATCGCGCGATCACGGACGGCATCAGCCTGCGTGATCTGGTGATTATCGCATTGAGCAAGTATCTGGGATGACCGGGCGGCCGCGATGCCCGGCGCCGGGGATGCGTTCCGGCAACTGGCAACTGGCAACTGGCAACTTTCCCCCCCCCCACGCGGGCGTCGCAGACGCGGGCGGGAGTACCGGTCCGGCGCGATGCCCGGTGTGCGGCCGGGCACAAGGTGCTTCGTTTTGCTTGCCACTCCGTTGGCCATGGCGAATCCTGTAAACACAATTCCCGCGTCGAACCGGCACTCCGTTGCGGTTCCCGCGGGGCATGTACACCAGGATTTTCAAACCCGCCGGGGCGGTCCCAGGCGGACCAAAGGCCAACGAACCAGCCGGCACAAATACCATGCCACCCGGCCCTGTCAAGGAGGACATTATTGGATTTTCATAGATCGGCAATCTTCAGACACACCCCAACCTGCCACGAATCCCCCAAACCCCCGCGAATTCAGCCCGTTTCCCACCATGCTTTTCGTTTGGCGACTGCAGCCCAAAGGACTCCCACCACGATCAGCCATAGTCCAAGCCAGGCCAACACCGCGTTCTCTTTCACACAGCCGGGGATCAAAGCCAGGAAGCCAAAACCCGCAATCCCGCCCCCGATGTCGATATGCCTCTTCCACCTTTTGCTGGTTCTTTCGACCAGCACCGGTCGCACGCGATGCCGTTGACTCTCCGCCAACGACATCAGCGGGTCCCGCCTCATCTCCGGGACCGCCTCCGGGCTTGGCTCCGATGCGGACAGGTGCCCATGGCACTCCGCGCAGACCGTGTGATCGTCCCACACACACGCCCGCTCCAGCCGGCCAATGGTGCGCCCGCAGTTCTCGCACTTTTCCATCATTCACCCCATGGTCAAATCAACTCCACCTTTCCGACCGCCGCGGCCATATTCACGACCAGCGACTTCTCGACCGTCAGCGGCTGCGGGTATTTCCGGCGGTTCAGTGCCCGCAGAACATACTCTGTTTCCCCTGCTTTTTCAAGCATTTTGAACGTCGCCCGACCGTCGCTCTGCTGGACGTAATAGTCCCTGGTCGGCACTGGACTCTCGCGATCGAGGCGAAGCCGCCGGAACTCCACGATCGCGCCGTCAGGATAGATCGGCGTCATCGAGTCGCCCGCGATCCGCACGCGGAAGAGCCCACGCTCCTTCACGGCTTCCACAAAGGTTTCGCCAACCTCGCTCACGTCCGTCCACGGGCCGGCGGCGAGGGAGAGATCGAACATCGGGATCTCCTCATCAACCGGCCGCGCGTCCTCCGCCACAACATCCGCCCCGATCTTGGCAAGCAACTCCTCGGCAGAAAGGCCACTCGCCTTAATCATCCCCGCGAACGTATCCAAATACACGCCGTGGGCGCCGCGCTGACACAGGCGGATGGCGTTGGCTTCTGTAATTCCCAACTTTCGCGCCAAACCCTTCTGCGAGAAACGCAACTCCTGCCGCCATAGATCGACCCTTTCACCAGACAGACGCATTGTTCTAAACATAGTTAGTCACAAGACTACCAGAAGAATCTCACCACATTCTAAAAATATAGACACGACCCCTTGACACTGCATAGACGCTGCCTTATTCTGGTACTCACCTACATTGAGGTTCCTTTGATGCACGAACACATGACTCACCGTGACCGACACGATCGCCGGAGGAAAATCCTGGCCGACATCAGAGCGAGACGCAACTGGGGCGACATCGCCACGGATCACCAGGTCTCCGAGGCGACCGTCATCCAGATCGCGAGCGCACACGGCATCTCCAGAGTCCAGCCCGGCAAACTTCCGACTCAACCGAAATCCGCCGAACCGACAGCCGCCGTCGCATGAACCGAAGGCCGCGCGGGACGGGGCGGCGGAATGGGCCGCCTCCCCCGCGGGGCATTTTTACGAACCGGAGGTTTTTCAATGTCCCGCCGCAAACCACCGTCGTTCGAGGCCACTATGTCCGACGGACGGAAAGCCACCGCCGAGCGGCGGAGCAACGTCCGGCAATTCAACGCGCTCAGCGGCCACCAGCTCAGCGACATCGCCCGCGACTACAGGATTCAGCGGGCACGAGAATTGGCCTACCGCGTCGAGAAGATCCTCGCCCGTCCTGTTTGTCCAGACATCTTCGCGGAACTCAAGGACTGGCATCGCCTGGCCGTTCAGCGTCTAAGAGAGCAAGCAGGGTTAGTCCCACTTGACACACGTGCAGAGCCGTCGGGAGAGCGATCAGCGCACCCGACCAGTGGGCAAACTCTTCTTGGTCTGGCGGCATCCGTCGAACCTTTTCCTCGTACAACTCCAGTGCGTTCTGGATCTTCAACGCCTCGCCGACCGTCGCGCGCTCCTGCAAAAACAAGCGAAGCTCCGCGTCGTCCTGCATCGCGATTAACTTCTCCAGCAGCGGCTTCGCCGGCGGCAGCGGTTCCGTCCACAAAGGTGCAAGCTCACCGAGGGCGTTGTCCATCACCTCCGGAAGCACTGAGCGTTTCAACACGCGGACGATCACCAGCACCTGCACCGTCAACAAAGGTAACTCACCCATCCCATCACCACCTTCCAAAGCCGTAGTCGTTAGTTGTCAGTTGTCAGTTGTCAGTTGTCAGTTGCCAGGAGAACCGATGCCGACCATCACACTCGACACAGGCCCGACCCTATCCGAGATCGAACAGGGGATCGTCGCCTACGGCAGATCAATCGACAACGCACGGCACGCGCTGGACCGCCTCTATCACGCCGCCGGGGCCATGCTCAGCGAGCACGGTCAACCTCGCCCGCTGACCCTGCGGCTGGGCCGACTGATCAAGGCTCTGGACTCGCACACACGGACACTCCGCAAGCTCGCCATCGACGCCACGAACCTTTAAAGATACTTGAGCCTCCATGCCCACCCTTTCGATCCATCCTCACCCCGCAACCATACCGCAGGACCCGGAGGTTCGCAAGGTTAAACCCTCCCCGACTTTTAACCATCCCAACGACTTTCAGGAATCTTTAACCACGTGGTTAAATGGCAACTGGCAACTGACAACTGGCAACCGGCAACTTCCTTTGGCTGTTTTTCCGAGGCATTATGAGCGCGATCCTTCAATCACATCGCGCGATCATGGAGGGTCGCCGGCCCGACCACGCATGGCCCGTCAAGGACATGGCGCGCGTGCTAGACATTCACCCAAACAAGGTTTCGCGATGGTGGTACGACAACCGCCAGCGGCTGCAGGACCTGGCCAGGGCCATGCCCCGCGAGACGGCGGAGGAGCTGATCCGGATCATGGCCGCCGCCGGCGGCGCAGCCGACCGCGAACAGACGTGACAGCCGGGCGGGCAACCCTCTCCCTTCCTCATCCTTTCCTGACCTCCCCGGATGGTCCCTCCCGCCCGGCATTGTATCTTCCTGGCAACTGGCAACTGACAACTGACAACTCTCATCAACCGCGCCGTAGAGCAATGGCAGCTCGCCAGACTCATAACCTGGGTACACAAGTGTACACGGTTGCGGGTTCAACTCCCGCCGGCGATATTCTGCGGAGTGATGGGGCGGCCGGGCGGGTTATGCATGGCGCCGCCCGGCGCCCTTTTTCACCGGCAACTGGCAACTACCCACTGGCAACTTTCCGGGAGGTTCCATGTCCCCAGCGACCAAAGTCCCGATGCTGACGGTCAACACCGAAAGCCCGGGGGCCTGTCCGTCGTGCGATGCGTCTCTGTTGTGGGAGAACATCTTCCGCGACGCCAACAGGTCCGTGCTGCAGCGGAGGGTGCGCGCCTACTGCCACGCGTGTACCCGCGTGTTCGAGGGATTTCAGGAGCTTTCCGGCGGCAACTGGCACTACATCGGCGACGTGACGCTCGTGAACGACGAGCCTATCCGCCAGTCCATCCTGAAGCGGGTAGGCAAGCTCGCCGGCGACAGGCAGATTGCGGGATAGTTGTTAGTTGTCAGTTGTCAGTTGTCAGTTGTCAGAAAACCGATTCGCCGAGGAGTCCATTATGTTGTCCAACATCAAGAGTCGATTGTGGGAGGTCAACGAGGACATCGCCGCCGCGCGGCGGAGCATGGAGGAGCTGCTCGCCCGGCGTCAGCGGATTCTCAACGAGCGGGACGGCCGACTCCAGGAGGCCGCCCAGGCGGCGGACCCGACCGCGGACGACGACGGATTCGATCGCATCCTGCGAGAGGTGAGTCCAAAGGAACACGCGGCGATGGAGGACATCAACGGCGAGACGGCCCAGACGGTCCCGGAGTCCTGACTGGCAACGGGCAACTACCAACTGGCAACTATGAGCGACTCATGACAACCATGCTTGACGATCACGCGACGCGAGGCAGCGAGGTCTGGCGGAAGCGAGTCTCCCGCGGCCAACTGCGTCGGCTGGAGCGGTTGGCGGAGGCCCCGCGTCGGGACGAGGCCGCCAACGATCCACTCTTGATGCGAGACGGCGAGTCATTGGAGGACTGGCTGGCGAGGACGGTAACCCGAGCGACCGCCGAGCAGTTGTATGACGCGTGGGAGTTGGATCAGCAACTGGCGGTGCGGGGGATTCAATTCGCCGTTCGGGTGGCGATGGACCGCATGGTCCTGGCCAACGCGTTGCCGCGATGGCTGCCGAGGTATCGCGAGATCCGCCGGGACGCCTGGCGGAGGCTGTACCAGGATCTGGGTTACCTGCGTGTTCCGGCCGCCGAGATCAAGGCGATCCTCACCTGGGCGGTGGGCGAATTCCCGGAGGCCTCCGCATGAGCGCCTGTCCGCAAGCATCCTCGCCCCCATCGCCCCCATCGCCCCCGCTGCCCGCGGACACGCCCGCGGGGCTGCGTTGGATCGATATACATGAGGCGGCACGCCGGTCGGGGCGGAACGACGATCATCTAGGTCGGCGTTGCAAAACCGAGTGGACCGCCAGCGGCCTGGCCCAGAAGCGGCCGGGTGGCGAGCGGAATCAGACCATGTGGTGGATTCACGAGTCGGCTGATCCGGTTTTCGCCAGGGCGAAACACACCGCCGAGTTGGACATATCCGCACTGACCGAAGCGAAGCGGGGGCAGCTCCACCGGCGCAAGCGGATCCTGGACGATTGGGAGACGGCGCTCGCCGGCGGGATCAAGCTGGGTTTCACTCGATCGCAGATCACCGCGCAGTATCTGCAGCGGCTGGACGTGGGGGACGGGGACGCGATTTGCGAACGGACGCTGCACAACTGGCGGCAGTCGTATCAGGCCAACGGCACGGCGGGGCTGCTCGACGAGCGAAGCACGCGCAGGCGTGGGGCAGGCGAGCCAGGCCCCAGCCCGTTCCTGGAGTGTCTGCAGCGGCTCTGGCTCACACAGCACCGGCGTTCGATCAAGCTGTGCTACGACCTGGCGTGCGAGAAGGCAGCGCAGAGCGACTGCCCCGATGGCGTGATCCCCAGTTACAAGGCCGCCCAGCGCCACATCAAGACACTGCCTCCGCAACTCGTCATCATGATGCGTGAGGGCAAGAAATCATTCGAGGATCATTGCGAGCCTGCGATCCGGCGCGACTACTCCAGTCTCAATTCCAACGACCTGGCCTGCGGCGACCATCACACGCTGGACATCATCTGCCTGCACGAGGGCCAGTTCATCCGCCCGACGATCACCGGATGGGAGGACATGCGGAGCCGGAAGATCACGGGCTGGTGCATCCACGCGCACGCGGGCAACGCCGACACCATCGTCGAATCGTTCGCCAACGCGGTCCGCAGCCACGGCAAGCCCCACCGGGTCCTGGTCGACAACGGCAAGGACTATCGGGGCCGAACACTGCACGGTCGGACCAGGCGGGAGATACGGCTGGGCATCGCACCCAAGCGGCTGGTGGGCATGTTCCAGATCCTGGGCATCAAGGCGACAATAGCATGGATTTACCACGGGCAGTCCAAGCCCATCGAGCGGCAGTTCCGAAGCGTCTGCGATCGGTTCGCCAAAACATTCGACACCTACTGCGGGAACAAGCCGCAGACCAAGCCTGATGATCTTGCCAGGCAGATGGGTCTGGGCAAGGCGCCGACGCTGGACGAGGTGCGCCGGGCGTTCGCCGACTACCTGGCCGGCGACTACCACGCCAAGGCGCACTCCGGCAATTCGATGGACGGCAAGACCCCGGCCCAGGTGTTTGACGAGTGCCTGGTGACTAAGGTCGTGGTGCCCGACGCGATGCTGGAGTTCGCCGCGGCATTGCCGCACGGCCCGGTGAAGGTTTCTCAGCACGGCGTCACGTACAAGGGCCTGTTTTTCGGGGGTTTCGACGCCGAGGTGCAGAAGCTTTACGGAAAGTCCGTGATGGTGGGGATCAACCAGCACGATCTTTCCTACTGTTTGATTCTGGACCTGGAGGGCCGGCTGATCTGCCGGGCCAGGCGGAACATCACGGGGTCCTTCAACATGGATCACGGGATGTTGCGGGCGGCGATTGTCGAGAAGAAGCAGCTTCGCAGGACGATGGCGGCGTATGTGAAGCAGCGGCCTCGGATGGCCGAGGACATCGGCCAGCTCGTGGCCCGCAAGGCGGCCCAGCGGCAGCTTGCGGCCAGGGCCAATCCGACCGAACCCCCGCCCCCCCTGCCCCCCCTCCAGCCTCATCGAACGCCATTCGACGATCAGTTGCCGGCGATTCAACGGGCGTTCGACGCGCAGCCCCAGCGGCTGGCCGTCGGCGCCGAGCAGCTTTCGGCGTTCACATACAAACCCAGGCCCGCGTCCGAGGACGAGCCTCATGGTGCGACATTTACGTATCACGGCCACGGATCGGCCACGGAGGAGTCATGAGCGAGCGTGACACCCTGGTCGATCGCGAACGGATCAGAGGAGCGTCAAGGATGATTCCTGAAGGGACGGACCCCAATAAAGTAACGGACGAGCAGATCCGCATTGTTGCCGCCGACGTCGAGATGTTCTGCGGCCAGCAGAAGCCGAAGATCAACCGCAAAGATGTCGCCAAGTCGATTGGCTACTCGCCCAGCGTGATCTCCGATTTCGTCAACGGCAAGTATGCCGGCGACCGCGGCCAGCTCGCGATCGCGCTCGAAGGTTGGCTGCTTGAGGAGGAGAAGCGGCGATCGCGGCCCCAAACCACGCAATTCGTCTGGGCCAATGTGGCCATGCAGATCAAGGCCGTCGCCAGTTATGCGAGGGATTACCGCAAGATCGCCATGGTCTACGGCCCCGACACCAGCGGCGTGGGCAAGACCGTCGCCCTGAATGCCATCCTGGGATTGCCCGAGATGGGGCCGCGGCGGGCGGCGCTGGCGACGATCGACAAGGTGGATGCCAACCCGACAGGTCTGTTGCGGAAACTCTGTGCCGCCATTCACATCGATGATGGGCGCGGCTCCAACCGTCAGCGATTCCAGCGAATCGTACAGAAGTTGACCGGGCGGTCCTTCCTGCTGATGATTGATCAGATTCACAATCTCAGATGGAGCAAGGACGACAAACCCTTCTATATTCTCACCGACCTGTACGATGCGACCCAGACGGCGCAACTCTGGTGCGGGACGAGCGATCTGGTGGCGTATCTGCAGCGGCAGCAGGCCCGGAACGCCGACGAAAGCCTCGCCCAGATCCGCCGCCGCATCTTCCCCATCGTGGACCTGATGCAGAACGTCCGGCCGGGTGAGGAGGGGAACGGCGAGCCCCTCGTGACCATCGAGCAGGTACGCGAGATGTTCGCCAAGAACAAGCTAAAAATCACGGGCGCGGCGGCGAAGTTCCTGTACCAATTAGCGCACATCCCCGATGGCGGCGCGATCGGTCTGTGTGTGCAGATCGTGGAGTATGCCACGATGCTGGCGGAGATGCGGGGTCTGCCATCGATCGATGTCCCGCTGTTGCGTGAAGCATTGCAATGCGGCGTGCGGACGGAGCGGGCGGAGACGCTGTGCCGTCAGGCGGACGAGCCCAGAGCCGCGCGTATCGCCGCCGCCGGGTGAGGATCGGCAAGTTGTCAGTTGCCAGGAGCCTGTGCCGATGCACGCGGATTTACGCGGATACGAGATCGGAGCCTCATGATGCATTTTAGCAACTACATCACGCAATATGATGCCAGACATCCCGACATCGATCCACGGCGGTATTACCGGCAAGAGATTCTCGCGGCGGTCGCGAACCGCAGGGCCGATGCAGTGCCGCGATTGCGGGCGGAGATGAACTTCATCGAATCCGGCAGGTCGTACGTCAAAATATGGCCGAGGATGCTTGACTGTCTCGCATTGAGCGACATTGCCATCCCAACCCAGGAATTCGAGCGGCCATCAACTCCGATCGAGGTCCGGCTCCCGCATGGCATTGTAGGCTATACATACCCGTACTCGATCCTGGTGTACGCGTCTCAGCGAGAGCTTCACCTTTCAGTCGCGTACGGCAAGATCTACGACGAAAGGCGTCCGATAAGGAGTGGCCAGTACGCCTTTTCCCCCACCGCAATTGAGATTTCCGTACTACTTCTCTTGCCAACGTTGGACGCGTGCGTGCGGTCAACCATAGCCATAGCGTGCATGCCCACCCCCGAAACAGAACTGTTCTCGGTCGCGGTACGGCGTCATGTCGCGACCTGTGTCTGCGCCTGCCTCTTCATTCAAGGGAAGCACCATCTCGTCATGCCAGATTTGGAGCCGCCCATCGTTTTGGCCAGGCGTCGGGAGCTCGCAGGTAAACAGGAGCCCACCCGCAGTGGATTACAGTTGACCCTCGGCCGAGAGATCGAACTGCCGCCATCCGTGCTAAAGCTGCTGGACGCCCACAGAGATTCCTCTGGCCCAGGGCGAGAATTGACCCACGCTCATCTGCGGCGGGGCCACCTCCGCCACCAGCGAAAGGGGCCAATGGAGAGTCCGCGCATTGAACTCATCTATGTTGCGCCCACGATCGTGCGTCCAGATCTTCCGATGGACCACGGGCCTCGATACGCCATCACAGATCGAGCCCTCCAGCATACATCAGCCTCCAGTCTCCAGCTCACACACTCCACATGACATGACCAAGCCGCAGATCAAACTTCTCAGCACAGCGTTCGCCCGGCACAAGCTGGAGGAGGATCAGCTGAGGTTGATTCTCCGCAACATCGGCCATGTGGAGAGCCGCAAGGATCTGAGCAACACCGGCTTGGAGGACGTGATGGCGTTTCTCGAGGCGCGGGGGTTTCCCAAGGGTCGTTACTGGCGGATGCAGGTCGAGAACCGCGGGCGGTTCGCCAACTCACGGCAGCGGTGGGAGATCCAGCGCCTGGCCCTCGGGCGGGAGGAGTTGCTCCAGACGCTGGTGATTCAGCAGAGTTACGGTCGCGTCTCCGACGCATCCAAGCTCAGGCCACGCGAGGCGGCGGGTGTGATCGAGGCGTTGAAGGCCATCCTGGCGAGGGAATTCGTAACCATCGGGGCGGTCCCGATGGGCAACGCCACGGCGGCGGCGGGCGCATTCAGAAAGGACATCCTAACACCTTCTCATGTTCCGTCGCCGCCGGTTTGTGATTCGATGGTGCCGTTGAGCGAGGAGGAGATTCCGTTCTGATCGTGAGCGCGTCCGCGAAAGGATTCGCGCCTCCAGGGACGGAGGATCGGCACGGACGCCGTTTTTTGATTATTAGCGTGGAGTTGTCAGTTGTTAGTTGTCAGTTGCCAGCGAAGGAGGTCGTGATGGGATTCGTCATGGGACTCGTGATTGGATGTTTCAGCGGCGGCGTATTCGGGATCGTGCTGATGTGCCTCCTGGCCGGCGGCTCGCGTCGGCGGCGGATGTACAGGTGGAACACCCCATCCAACAACTGAGGCAGCGAGTAGTTGCCAGTTGATAGTTTCCAGTTGCCAGTTGTCAGTTGTCAGTGGCCAAATGAGCACGGAGGTTCGCATGGGCCCAGTACGAGAGATGGATAGGCAAGGCGTCCTGTTACCTGATGCGCCCGAGGCCAAGGCCAAAACGCGCAAACGGACATCCGACGTTCTTCCCCCGCTCCCACGCGCGCTCGACACTCCTGCCTTTCAACGGGTCTGGGCGAGGTGGATCGCATCTCGGAGCCAGATACGGAAGCCGTTGCGTTCACTTGCGGCGGAGGAGCAACTGGAGGCATTGGAGGCGATGGGAGAACTTAAGGCGATCGCGCAGCTCAAGCGGGCCATCGCCGGCAGTTGGCAGGGGTGTGTGTTTGTTGACGCATCTGGCACCTACAAACCCAACTCAGCCAAGCAAGAACGCGATGCAGAGTTCGCACTAAAACGTCGCCGGCTGGCGCAACAGGCCGAGGACTTCAAGACTCTCGCGATGAAACAGAACACTGCTGATCGGTGGTGGAAGCTCTTGCCGCCAGCACAGCAACGCGAGAACTTCGAGGCGTATTTAGCGGCGATGGATGAGGACACAGCAAGCTTTCAAAGGCGGTATTTCGGGAGCCGGCCGTCCGTTGACTGGGCTTACGAGAACCGCCGCGGCAAATCGAGCAACTAAGGCAGCAAATGAACACGGAGGTTCGCATGGAATCGGTACGAGCGTTGGATCGGTTGGCGCACGGCGAGACCTTGGACCGAAGCGAGGCTGCGCCCAAGCGTGGCGTCTGGGTGTTGGAGTGCAAGGAGCGGCCCGGCCAGACATACACTCCGGCTGAGGTTGCGGCCGAGTTTGGCTTGAAGGAATCGAGCGTCAAGTCTTTGGCGTCGCCCTCATCGAAGGCGATGATCGGGGGGATGATCTGGCGGCGTGTGGGCCTGCCATGGCCGCAGGCATCCGCCAGCGCGGTCACGGGCCGACCGCGAAAGCACCGGCTGCCGGCTGGTTTGTTCCCCGGCAAGGTCGCTCCGCCTCCGACGCCCGCCGCCTCCGTGACGGCGGGGTCATTGCACGTCAATCGCGTTCACCTGGCCAAGATCCTCCTCGCGTTATCGCGCGGTCAGGGCGGGGTGATGTGCGAGACGGACATTGGGATGGTGATGAAATGGTATCAGGGCATCGCCGAGATTCACGCCAGGTTGCAGCGGGTGTTGGACGGCGAGGCGGAGCTGAAAATCGAAGGCGGCGACGTCCGGCTCGTTCCGGTCAACTGAGGAGAGCGCATGAGCCGCAATTCCACAATCGAATGGACCGACCACACCTTCAACCTCCACCTGCACCTCCTGACCAACTGGGCGGAGCCATTGCAGTGGCAGTTTCACGCGAGGCACACCGGCGAGCGACACAAGGTGTTTGCTGGCAGCATGTGCGACTGGGCCGAAGCTCGCGGCGACCTGATCGAGCCAAGGCGACGGCTGTGGAACCTGATCCAGCGCACGCCCCATCTCGACTGGATACTGCTGACCAAGCGGCCGGAGAACATCCCAGTGATGTTGCCCCCCGACTGGGCCGATGGCTGGCCCAACGTCTGGCTCATGGCCACGGTCGAGTGTCAGGACACACTGCCGCGGCTGCGGAAGTTGGCGTCGGTCCCGTCCATCGTGCGAGGCCTGAGCATGGAGCCGCTGCTGGGGGGCATCACGTTCGGGGATGACGATTGGGAATCGGGGTATCGGCCCGACTGGATCATCGTGGGTGGGGAGACGGGTCCGGGCGCGCGGCCCATGCACCCGTCATGGGTGCGCGGCATCCGCGATTGGAGCGGCGCCCACGGCGTGGCGTTTTTCTTCAAGGGTTGGGGCGGCAAGTCCAAGTGCCGGATACTGGACGGCCGCGAGTGGAATGAGTTCCCATCCCCGGCGGACAGGAGTCGCGAGTGAATCGTGAGCCATCAACCAAGCCCCGGCCCCTGGCCCACGTCGGCACGAACGTATTGCTCCGGGAGTTGTCCGCGCGATCGGTTACGTGCGTCGTCATGGCCACAGTTTGGGCGAATCATCGGTTGGTGGCGTACACGACGGGTTCGATTCCAGAGGCGTTGGGGTTGATAGATTTATGCGCCCGCGACCTGCGTCGGCGGATTTTGCGGTCCCAGCACCATGGCTAAACACCACCCCATCCCCGGCCTGCGAAACGGATGGCGGGATGGATATACTGGGTTGACGGAAGCCAAGATGACCGGAGCACCTTTTACAACGAGGTAGGCATGACGAATCAGAACGACCAGGAGTTACACAAGGCGCACCTGCACGGGGCGCCGCTGTTGGAAGCGATGTTCCACGACTTTTTGAGGCATCAAGACACAACCGAGCAATTGGACGGCGAGATCCGATTGACTCGGCGCAACGGCGCGATCATGACGATCAAATTGAGGCCACGCCCCGCCAGGTCACCGCGTCTCGTTTGTTTCCCGGATATTCATATACGATAGTGGCGATCAATGTCGACGAATGGCAATGTCATATTACGTCTGCAAACACAGGACTTGCCAGTGACGGCTGACCCTGACCCCTGATGCCCAGCCACCACCCCATCCCCGGCCTGCGAAACGGATGGCGGGATGGATATACTGGGTTGACGGAAGCCAAGATGACCGGAGCACCTTTTACGACGAGGTAGGCATGACGAATCAGAACGACCAGGAGTTCCACAAGGCGCACCTGCACGGGGCGCCGCTGTTGGAAGCGATGTTCCACGACTTTTTGAGGCATCAAGACACAACCGAGCAATTGGACTGCGAGATCCGATTGACTCAGCGCAACGGCGCGATCATGACGATCAAATTGAGGCCACGCCCCGACCAGGTCACCGCGTCTCGTTTGTTTCCCGGATATTCATATACGATAGTGGCGATCAATGTCGACGAATGGCAATGTCATATTACGTCTGCAAACACAGGACTTGCCAATGACGGCTGACCCTGACCCCTGATGCCCAGCCACCACCCCATCCCCGGCCTGAACGACGCTGAGATCAAGGCGCTGACGGACCTGTACACGACCGCCGCGGAGCGGATTCGGGAGATGGTCCTGCGCCCCACGGGCAAAACGGACCCCGCCCGCGAGTGGAACCGCGGCCGGGCCAGCCAGCAGATCGAGCAGGTGGATCAGGTTCTGATCGCCCTGGGCAAGCAGTCTGGCCTGTGGGTGGGCGAGTTCGTTCCGGAGGCGATGGTGAGGGGTTTGCGCACGGCTCACAAGCAAGCCAAGGCGGCGGGGGTGAAACTGCCCGGCGGCGCGCTGCGTGGCAGTTTCGCCCTCATCAACGAGGGGGCCGTCGAGATCTTCGCGAAGAACATCGCCGGCCATCTCGGCAACGCCACTCAACGCATGGGCGACCGGGCCAAGGGCGTGATTCGCAGGACGTCTCAACTGGGCCTGGACGAGCGGAAGATTCAGACCATTCTTGCTGGCGGATTGATTGAAGGGACGCCGGTGGCGGCGATCCGCCAGTTGAGGGGGGAGCTCAAGGCGGTCCACGGCAAGAAGATTGAGATCAACGGCCACGAATACGAGGTCGGGTATTACGCGGAAATGGTGGCGAGGACGCAGACGGCCGAGGCGTCCATCACAGCTCAGCACGATCGGCTCAGTGAGTTGGACATCGACCTTATTGTTGTGATGGAGCAGGCGGACGCGTGCGACGTGTGCGCCGCGTTTCGCGGTCAGGTCTTTTCCCTCAGCGGGAAGAGTGATAAGTATCCAGCTTACGATTCCCTGCCTGACGGGGGTTTGCCGTTCCACCCGCACTGTCGTGGGGCGACGGGCGCATTCATCGAGGCGTTGGCGACGGAGAAGCAGCTCAAGGACGCGGTCGGCCCGCCCGACGTAAAGAAGTTGCTGGGCACGCAGGACGAGAAGGGGAGGTGGCACAACAAGTCGCAGACGGACGCGTTGAAGATCGCCCGCGACCTTCAGATCCGCCAGCAGATGGGAGGCCAAGCCACAGCCAAGGCATCGAAGGCCAAAGCGGAGCCAGCGCAACGCGCGGAGGCGAAGGCCGAGCGCCCGGCGAAGGCCAAGGCGGAGCCGGCACAACGCGCGGAGGCGAAGGCCCAGGACGTGCGGGAAACGACTCCGAGACCCGCGGTGTCACGGCCGAAGGCCCAGGAATATTGGGCCAAGCAGGAAGCGAGATCGGTGCGCGAAGGGCAGCGAGAGGTGGCCACGG